TTCGTGTATTTGGCATCCAGAGCAGCAACATCTCGCTGCCGAGTTGTCATATCAGTGATGGTGGCGTTAGCCAGGATGAGTTTCTCAGTGGCTTTATCGCGCTGGTCTTTGTAAGTGATGACGTTAGCGCGGTAGTGGTTAATCGCCCAAGCCATGGAAACCAGCAGACAAATGACTACCGCGCAGATGATTGCAGTTAGCCGACTCATTTATCCAGCCCCCAGCATGTCAACGCGCTTTCCTGGTCACGCCGTTCGACCTGACCGTAACACCCGTTCGCCTGGCCTTTAGTCAGTCGGCAGTCTCGACCACCATCTTTAATCCACCAGCGAATTGCTTCACATGCGCCTTTACGGTCGCCAGCATTTAAACGGGAGTAGAACGTAGACGGGAGACACTTACCGGGACCGAGGTTATACGGACAGAATGAAGCGATACCAACTTTCTGCGGTGCGGTGAGCGGCACTTTGATATTTCGGTCAACCCACGCAAGCGCCTTGTCGCGCTCGATGGCATTCACTTTCTTGCACTGCGCCTCAGTAGCTCGCTGGCCTTTGATGACACGCTTGCCATCAATAACAGTCACCCCGTGGCAAAGTGACCACACTCCACCGGGATCAACGACAGCAGAGAGCGCATTACCTTCTTTCTCACTGATGAACTGATCAAACAAAACCGGGGCTGATGCGCCAGCAGCAATCAGGGAAAGCATGGCGGCGCTTAGCCTTGCCTTATTGCCCATTACTCACCTCGTGCGGCTTTACGCCGGTCCTCTTTGATTTTGAAATAAAGGTTTGTCAGATAGGTCAGCAGACCAAACACCAGGCTTCCGATAACACCGATAGCTGCCCATTGGGATGGCGATACCTTGTCAGTAAATTGCAACAACCAGTAGCCCGTGTTGGTAGCTGATGCGCCATAGGCGATGCCTGTTGTTAGTTTGTCCATTCGGTACATGCTCTCACCTCGCTTAGTTTGCGGGTGCTATGTTGAGGTAATAAAAAGGGCCACTATATGCGGCCCAACGTTTTATTCCCCTGCCAGCTCTCGTACCTCACTGACTGTCTGATTAAACCTTTCCTCCTCCAGTTCGACCCCGATCGCCGGGCGCCCAAGCGCCATCGCCTCTTTTATTGTTGAACCTGATCCCATAAAGAAATCAGCGACAACGTCCCCCGGCTTGCTGCTGGCATTGATTATTTGCCGCAACATATCAGCGGGTTTTTCGCAAGGGTGCTTACCTGGGTAAAACTGAACAGGTTTATGTGTCCAGACGTCGGTATAAGGAACCGATACGGAAACAGAGAAATGCCGCCGAAGCGATTTGTACTCTTCGAGCAGCTCTGAGTATTTGCGATTTAACGAATGCCACATAGCGACCAGTTGATGGTGCGGTGTTACCAGTTCGCCCTTCTGGTGTTTTTCGATGGCTACCTGTGTGAAAAGGGATTGAAGCTTTCGGTAGTCTGATTCATTCGGTAACTGCCACTGGCTACCGCTGAACCAGTGAGACACCATGTTCTTCTTTCCAGTCGCATCGGCGATTTGTTTTGAAGATATGCCAAGCGCTTCACGTGCATCCCGGAAATAAGAAATTAGGGGAATCATTACATGCTGCTTCAGCTCGCTTCCCTTCTCAGCGTAACCGTCACTCTTTGGTTTATACGGCCCCTGGTAATGCTCGGCGAAGAGGATGCGCTCTGTTGCAGGAAAGTAAGAACGCAGGCTCTCTTTATTACAGCCATTCCAGCGGCCCGACGGTTTAGCCCAGATGATGTGGTTCAGGACGTTGAACCGTTCACGCATCATGATCTCAATGTCTGCCGCCAGACGGTGACCGGAGAAAAGATAAAGACTGCCGGCAGGTTTAAGCACTCGCCAGAATTGTGCGAGGCACATATCAAGCCAGCGAAGATAATCCTCATCACCTTTCCACTGGTTGTCCCAACCGTTAGGCTTCACTTTGAAGTAAGGGGGATCTGTGACAATCAGGTCAATGGAGTTATCAGGAAGAGCGGTAATGTATTGCAGGCTATCAGCGTTGATTAACTCAATACTGTTTATATTTACAGTATTTTTCATAGATCCGTAAGCGTAACTCTGTTAGGCTCACTAAGCTTTTGCGCTAAAGCAGTGGGCCTTGGTTAGCTTGTGACCTGAAAGCATGAGCTAATGGCTGGATGGGTGCTACAACACCCACCAGTCGCCCATTTCACAGCAAGAACACCTCATGACTGAGGAGCGTTTATTATTCCGATAGTTTGGTCACCAACTTCCATTCCGAATCAATACCACTTACTGTTGCTTTAATTAACTCCTTGATAATGTCATCAGTATCATAATATGCGACATTTCTTACAGACAACTCTATACCTTCAGTAACTTTATCAATTAAATTTCTAATTGTGGAAAACTGTGATTTCTGATCAATCATAAGCAATAAGTGATAACGAGACAAATCAAGGTCATACGCTACTTTATTAAGGCCCACTCTTTTTTCAAAATTAATATTGGCAATTGATAGCTGATGTCCAAAAATATCTGGCTTTAGCATTAATGACAATTTTTCCACATCAGCAAGAAACGTGGACATTCTAGTTCTTAGTTCATTAGTGAATGTTTGCTTATCGATAATCATCTGCTGTTGCAGCATTTGTTTTCTGTTCGCTTTTATAGCATACGACGCTACGAAAGCAGATAAACACCCGGCAACTAATGTTCCAGTAGCAGTAGCTATTGCCCCAATATAATCTGGCGAGGTTTCGACGAAAATATGAGGGATTTTTTCTATAATTAAATTAGAAGACTCCAGTAAATCACTGGACATGAATTTGAATGGTATACCTTGCCACATATAGCCCCCTTGTTTTGACAGGCTATGATAACAAAAACCCGCCATCTAGCGGGTCGTTATAAATTTGGCAACATATCAAATTAGCCACAAATATCACTCATTCTGTTGCATTTTGCAAGCTTGATTGGAGACGTTAGTGAAATTTACCTCACATTTCTACCACTTTCGCTTCATTATGCCTTTCGTATTTTGCCAAGCTTTCGCGTAACGACAGGCTGTCCATTTCCACGAAAGCTGCTTTAAATGCTGCCCAGTGAGGAGCGTATACCCTGCGCCAGGTTGAACGCTCCACGCTCACCATGCGGGCCAGTGCCGCCCCCGCATACTTCTGGTACGTATCGTTATTGCGTGATGCCGCAACCTCCTGAGCTGCGAGCCAGACGAGCCCCACTAATTTTTTTGTGACTCTATCCTGGAGCTTCTTACTCCCCTGCTGATGCTGAAACTGTGCCCAAACGTACTGGCACATTAACGTCTGGTAGCGGAAAGATAGATCATATCCATAGCAATACCGAACCCACGCCTGCAGATGCTCTTCAAGGCTATTTACCGAGCGGCGCCACGCAGAACTCGCAAACTCGGCATCCTTTATAGGGGGTAATGGGCATCGACGGCTTCTTGTCTCCAGGACATAAAGCGGAGTGGCCAGGGTTTTTACAACCTTCGATCCGCAACCTTCCCCGCCTTCCATGACGATTTCTGGATGGTGCTGGGGATACTTTTTTTTATCTGTTGGTAGATGCTCACTGAACGCCTGCAGCTGTCCCTTCGTCGATCCAGAGAAATCTGCCAGCGCACGGCGCAATTCAATACGGGTATATTCGAGTTCTTGTAAATTCATAATGCTCAGCGCTCCATACACTTACGCTTTAACTATTACGCCGATCCCCATCACCCGATCAAGAAAACGAAATACCAGCTCGAGCTGAGTTCCGTGTTTCTTTTCGAATGCGGCTAGATCGGCATGCAGTTCGTCGTGACACTCTCTGCACAGAGGGATCACGAAGAGATCGTGGGCTTTTGTGGCTGTGCCTCCCATACCATGACCAATAACATGGTGCGGGTCGTCTGCTGGACGGCGGCAACATTCACAGGGCTGAGTTTTCACCCACCGGGTATAAATAGGGTTTTCCCAACGGCGGCGCTTCGGGCGCAGCACGAAGGATTCAGGACTTTCAGGATCGGCAGTCAGCTTTAGTACCGGCTTAGCCTCCTGGGGTACTGTGTGCATGTTCACAGCGCCAGCAGCCATCACCTTTTGCTTCACTATCACAGTAGCCGCCACCGTGGGCACGATGTCGCTCTCAAGATAGACGGATTGAAATTGCTCCTCAGGCATGCCCAGTGCTTTACGGGCCATGCCTTCCGGCAGACAATCAGCCACGTTGTAGCGAATTGCCCACCAGCATAATTCGGGCAGCGTCAGCTGATGCGTATCGTCAAACCCGAGGCTGCGACGAGCGGAATCAACAACAAACCCCACAGTATTAAGCCGGGACAATTCTGCAAGTTGCTTAGTGGATTGTTCACGCAGAATATTATCGCAATGCCAGCACACTCGAACCGCGCCAGGTGGATAGCGCAAAATGACAATCTCGGAATGGTGATAATCACCGTGGGGGTACTGACATCCACCGTGTCTGAGTAACTCGTTATCGAGTGACGACAAACCACCAGCGGCCTGAATTACTCGCTCATCTGTCAGAAATGGCAATAACACCTTATCGTCCATCAGCGGCTGTGATGCTGCCGGTACAATACCAGCAGGCAATGCTTTGAGGTGATCAGGCTCATTTTCGATCAACACGCGGCCCTGCCTAAATAAAGCCATGACATCAGTGCCCGGCCGGAATAACACCACGCCGAGGCGCGGGGCTATTTCGGGTGTCAGCAGCGCCTTCATGAAACCTCCAACATGCTACTGACCTGATCGCCAGCTACTGTGATTATCTCGCTGGTCGGCATACGCTCGAGCCACAGCTGGTTTATATTGGCTTTCAGTTTGTGCTGCTGCGTTGAGTCTAAAGTGTCGGCGCCAGCTACTTGGTTGAACACCAAACCGACCTCCAGCGGCCAGATTCTGGATTCAGGCAGCGGTTCTGTAGCAGGCTTGGTCTTTTCACGAATGTGCGCACGGATCTGGCGGATGTTGCACCAGCTTGAAACATCGAGGGTTCCCAGAGCGGCAATAAAATCAGCGCTGCTCATACCATATTCGCCTGATGCCTCAAGCGCGACGGTGCGAAAACGTTCAGATAAATCTGCTCTAGCCGAGTCATCTTCAAACTGGAGTGACAACAACCACTCATTCACGCCAAACAGAATGCTTTCTCGAATGAGCTGTTTAGCTTTGTCGATCGTAATTGGTGAGACTTGAGCAAACTCCGGTGTTTCAACTGAGTCAGCAGCCCAAGTGTGACCGAATTTAGATTCACTGAAGCTGTATCGCTCTTTATCGCCGAACGCAGCGACAACACACGCCCACGCATTAACACCGCTACTTTCGAAGATATCTTTCTGGGTTAGAGGCAATTCAGGTTCTGTCTTTTCAGACTCGACTTTTATGAGCATCGGCTGCACTCCATCATGCTGCGTTCTGCTAACAGCAAAGCGCGCCAGCGACATAAACGCCTGCCCCTTCGCTTCCAGTTCCACACGGCTGATATAGCTGAAGCGCTCGCCGCGCCAGGTCTTGTCAAACACCGCTATGGCGCCAGCGAAAAATGCGCTGGTGGGTTTCTGTTTTTCATCCGCCGGTACAAACCAGTCCGGGAGATCAAATCCGATGCGCCCGCGGATGAATACGATGTGATCAGCGTCTTCTGGCCACCACGTTTCGCTCGGTGCCGCTTTGATCAGGAAGACATAGCGCCCTCCCTTTTCCCGCATAGCTGCAGCGTGATTCATGATATGCCTCATACCCGTGATCGCCTGTTTATCGTGATACTGCGATCGGCTGTATGGTGGATTGCCAAACGCAGCACCACCCAGTTCAACCAGACGTTCTGACCAGTCCTGCGCCAGCGAGTTATCTTCGGCGGTGTACCATGCAGGGCATTTCGCGTTGCTGTCGTCAGCAAACAGATCCAGCACCAGCGGCCCAAACAGCGCATTGATACCCCAAAACAGCAAATCTGGCGTGCGCCACTGATCGCCAACTTCTTTCAGCTCATGTGCGGATTGAGCGCGCAGTTCAGCCAGCGCCTGGCAATATTTATTTTGCATCATCCTCTAAACCCCGGCGGTATCGTGTTGTCAGGCTTGCTAATCGCGTTGACGTCCCATTCCCGGTTCTTATCCCACTCTTCCCGAGCCGGACGGCCTTTTTTCTCCCAGCGAATACCGCTTTGCAGGTAGCCTTCGAACTTTTTCGGCCCAAACAGTGTTTCAGGGCGCATGTACTGGTACTGCTCATCGTTGCCGTTCCAGTGCTCGTGTTTCAGGTCAATGACCAGTTGCAGGTCGCTGACGCTGTAACCTTCCCGCAGACGAGCGCGGATGTTCTCCAGTGAGTTTTTTGATTTTTGATATCGTGAGCCGCTAACCTGGTTCAGATGCTGTAAAACTACGATCGCATTGTCGGTAATCAACACTTCAGGGTCGGGTTGCACCGCAACCGGACAAAGGGTTTTTGATTTACTTGATGGATCAGTAGTTGAATTTACTGACGGATCCCCGCCAGATTCTGGAGGGTGAAAACCCCCTTTTCCGTTGTATTTTGATGGGTCATTTCCTGATGCATCAGATTTTGACGCGTCAGATTTTGATGTGTCAGATTCTGACAGGTGAGCAAAGGCAGCCGCCTGAAGTTTCGCCACATTCAGCTGATAGATATTGGATGCATTGCGGTTGCCTTTCCGGCGCGCTGTACGGGTTAACCAGCCCTCAGTCTCCAGCTTCGCAATTGCCGTTCTGACTGTACTCGGACCAGCGCCAATCTGGCGGGCTATGGTCTCAATGGAAGGCCAGCTAACACCCTCATCACTACTGAAGTCTGCCAGGCGCGCCATGATAGCGACACTGGATAATTTCATGCCCGCAGATGCGCAGCCGTCCCAGACATACGAGGATAATTTGACGCTCACTTGTCCCCTCCCATGAGCTCTGAAGCATAACGCTCAGCGATCCACTGAACGCCCCGAGGAGTGACCCGAGTCTGCGTGTAGGCATGACCAAAATCAGATTTGCCCGTCTTCACAGTGAACAGACCTTCGCGCTGGCGTAGTGCGTGCGGTAGCAGGTTGCCAGACTGGCGGAAAAGAACCTTGTCGCGTACCAGCGCGTCGATCATTGCCTTCTCAGGCATATTCAGGATTTTTGCTGTTTCCCGCAGGCCTTTCGCACCACCTGCCTCAACGTAATTTTCAACGAACGCAACCTTGGGTGCGTCCAACTGAACTTTGTTTGCCAGCTGGGCGTTCTGCTCCGCCATATCGGCAGCCAGTCGCAATGCTTCAGGCAGTGTTTGTGGAACCCTGGCTAGCTCTCCCTCCAGCTCACGCAGGCGGCGAATAATCTTCATGCGTAACGTGGCGCTGTAACCAGCAATCAAGCATTCGGTATGCTCACGGTCGAGGCGGTATTCGCGGTAGGTCTGGTTGTTCTGAGGGTGCGTCCAGAAGTGGGCATACCCTTCTGGGCTCTCGCCAAGCTGACCCAGCATCGACTCAATATCGCGAACCACATGCTTATGTTGTTTCTGGGTGAGCACTGCTATCTCGCGGCTACTCATTTTTACTCCGCCGGAAACAATCACAGGTGAGTGCATACCTTCAGCGATCTGATTCATTTGCTGTACCATTCTGCGCTCCTCCTGTTGAACACACCTACAATCCCGACCGCCCGCTTGTAGTTACACGGCACCCAGCGGCCTGATACCATGCGTTCATACCGAAACAACGGAACACCCGGAACCGGATGCATCCTTAGTTGCGGTAAATGACAATTTGCTATTAAATTGCTCATGCGGAATATTTCTCCATACACAACGTAGATTTTTCGCCACGACGCCAGGGGCCTGCACGCCCGCTGGCGTCACTTCTTTTTGCGACTGAACAATGCGCAAATTGCTCGAATTTCCTCTTCACGCGCTGCCAAGTGGCGGCGGTGGTGCACCATAATTTCTTCAGCTTCATGTTTCTCGATCACTCCATCTTCCAGCGCCTGCTCAATAATCTGATCAACTTGCCCACGTGCTGCTGCTGTACGCATCGCCTTGCTGAACAAGTCAAAGCGATCCAGATCTTCCAGCTTTGGAATATCCACCAGCAGCGCGCCGCGGCGTGATGCAAAGTAATCGGCTACGGCTGAAGTAGCAGATACGTCTTCCATCGCTTCGAGCTCGACAACTTCGAAAAAGCGGCAACCGTTCTTTTCATAGAGATTGTTATTGAACTGGGTCATGGTCATGCCCAGAGCACCGGCCATAGCTTCACGCCCGCCAGGTACTGCTTTACACATCGTCTTAACAACTTCTTTCAAGCTTTGCTCTACCATCTTGGATATCCTTTGGTAGCTAGACTTAGATAGCTTTATCAGTAGACTTCTCGTAAAGCGTTGGATTGAACTCCAAATGTCCTTCGGTTCTGTATGCTGCTTCAGCAGCTCTTCCCTTTGGAATTAGCCGACCGGGTCTATTGCGCCACTGATATACGGCCTCACTTGTAATGCCAAAAAAAGCAGCAACTTTCTCAGTGCTGCCAAAGTATTTTTCAACGTCATCAGTCGTCATAACACCCCCGTAGCTAAGTTTTATTAGATATTAAATACTAATCTTTCTTTGGTCAATAAAAACTAAGATTACTTAGCTTTTATTGACGAGTGGTGCTTAGATGGAAACAGTTGGTCAGCGGATCAAATCGCTAAGAAAAATTACGAAGACTTCACAGAAAGATCTCGGGAAGTTTTGCGGGGTTAGTGATGTTGCTGTTGGTTATTGGGAGAAAGATGTAAACGTTCCTGGTGGAGAGGCACTTTCAAAGTTAGCCAAGTACTTCAACACGTCCATAGATTACATTCTTTATGGTACTGAGTTTCAGGACACGCTGATCACTAAAATGAGGCGAGTACCCGTGTTATCTTGGGTCCAGGCAGGCAACTTCACAGAATCTAAACCCGAAGAAATCCTTGTTGAAACAGATACATGGGTAGAAACTTCGCTTCGAATCAGTGACAGTTCTTTTGCACTAGAGGTAAAGGGTGATTCGATGACGAACCCAAATGGCCTACCAACAATTCCTCAAGGCGCAACTGTAATTGTTGATCCAGATGCAGAGCCAATTAATGGTAAAATCGTTGTTGCCAGGCTTGATGGAACAAACGAGGCCACAGTAAAAAAATTGGTAATTGATGGACCCCATAAATTTCTAGTTCCCCTCAACCCTCGGTACCCAAATATCCCCATCAACGGCAACTGCACTATCATCGGCGTTGTAAAAGGCGTTCAATACGAAGTCTAAGTCCTCATTCCCTCCTCAAACACTGAACTAAGAAAAGTTTGGTGTTTCCGCTTGACCATAAAACTAAGTTAAGTTAGATTTTAATCAACAACGAACAGGCAGGACGCCCACGAAGTAGCCGCCGGTGGCATACGAATAACCGGATGATTCGCTGATACATCAAAACACACAGGAGATCACTGTGGATAAAAATGAGTTGAAACACATCATCGCTCTACTGCTGGAGGATGCTAAGAGAATTCAACAGCTCGAGCCGAACGCAGGAACTGAAGCAAGAATGCTTTTGGCGCAGAAAGCCTTAGCTGCTGTGGGAACAAAAAGCGGCCTCAATGGGGCGGAGATCATTGAGGCCTTAATAAAACGAAGAGCGGAGATAGAAAAGTTAGATTCAGAAAGGCTCGGTCGGATCGCTTCTCAAGGGGTCCAATAATCGAATTGTCCTTAAGTAGGTCTCGCGATCTTTTTCGCTGATATCAGGTTTTTCATAGAGATTGCGGAGATAGGCAATAGTCCCCTCAAGCTCCTCAGCGTGCGGACCTTCAACTTCGGTAATAGCAGTGGCAAGCCGGGAAATAGCGAGTTCGATAGCATCCAGCCTGGCATGATTGAGATAAGTAACTTTGCTCATGAAGCATTTCCTTCGAAGTAATAGCGACTTAGAAGGATACCACCGCGCCTGATGTGGTTAAAAGCAGGCCAAAGCAATAAGAAGTGATCCCTGTTCTGGCTGTTCACTTTCCCCTTGAGGGTGACAGCCAGCTTTTTCAGGGCGCATCGTGAAAGCGCACTCCCTATCAACCAGTTGTGGAAGACAGGTGCAGTTTAAAAACGGAGTGCGCTTCCAGTTGTGGTAATGCGGCTGTGCGCACGTGACGAGGCCAATAAGTTTTTTATTTCAACTTTGAAATGAATACGTTTCTTAAGGTGTAGCGTCGCCGGGGCTGGCTGACCCGGCAGGTGGAGGCACCACCGCCACAACAACGAATTGCTGTGTGTAGTCTTTGCCCATCTCCCACGATGGGCCTCTTTTTACACAAGAGACAAGAGCATCACCGGGCGACGGGCTCATAACCCAATCCAAAGGGCATTCTCACCCCCGAACAGCGCGCAGGTGCTCTTCTCTGTTGTGTACGGAGAAACTGACGGCGGTGGCAGCCGCCTTGACCGAGAGGAAATGCTATGAGCAATGACCGCATGACCGTAGTGCCCGATTTCCTGGGCGAACTTGACGCTGGCGTATTCATGAACAAGATTGCCGCCGCGTTAAACACCACCTCACTTGGTACGCTGAATAATGGCGGCAAAGGTAAAGTTGTCCTGACTTTCGATATTGAGCGCATGGGTAATTCCGTCGAAGAGAAGCGCGTCAAAATCAAACACAAATTGCAGTACACGACCCCTACCCCGCGCGGCAAAGCAACAGAAGAAGACACCACTGAAACCCCAATGTGGGTTAACCGAGGCGGGAAGCTAACTATCCTCCAGGAGGATCAGGGGCAGTTGTTTGGCATTAACGGTTCGACAGACGGAAAGCTTAAAGCGGCTCAGTGAACCGCGCCTGAATAATTCACTGAATTAATATTTCGACAATTATCAATTTAAGGATTTTTTATGTCCCAACAATTAGACAGCAGTGCGATCCAGCAAGTTAAAGATCTGGTTCTCTCTGGCTACCATCTTAAAGACGTTGACGCTATGGCATGCCCTACCGCGATTATTCCGGAAGGCACTCGCGTTCAAAGCCTCGAAAATCTTTCTCTAGAGCGGTTCCGCTTCCGTGGCGCCATGGATACCACCAGTATTGACGACTTTGTGCGTTACTCCGTCGGCTACACCAGCACCGAGCAAAAGGCACGCTGCTTTATCGATTCCGAAAACATGCTGGCACGCTCGATCTTCAACATCGGCACGCTGGAAAACCCAGGTCATGCCGACAACGTAGCCTCGATTAAGCTGAAGAAAACCGCTCCTTTCCGCGCCATGCTGACGATCAACGGTGATCACCTCAACCAGAAGCAGATCGCAGAATGGCTGGAAGACTGGAGCGACTTCCTGACGGCGTTCGATGCCAGCGGTAACACCATGACCATCGCGCAGGCTGCTCAGGCCGTACGCCGAGTCAACATCAAGCAGGTGTCAGAGTCTGCGCACGAAGACGAAGATTTCAGCGGTAAAAAGTCACTGATGGAGAGCGTTGAGGCCAGCAGCAAAGATGTCATGCCGGTCGCCTTCGAGTTTAAATGCGTGCCGTATGAAGGTCTCACTGAGCGTCGTTTCAGCCTGCGCAACGGCTTGCTGAAAAGCCATGAGCCATGTTTCGTGGTGCGTATCGTCCAGCTGGAAGCGCAGGAAGAGTCCATCGCCAACGAATTCCGCGATCTACTGATTGGCAAGTTCGACGGCAAGCCAGTAGAAACCTTTATCGGTAACTTCAAAGCGTAATTGCACAGCCTTAATTGCCCTGCGTACCGGGCAATAGTGAAGCGTAATTCCTTTAATTATCGCCAAGCGGCGAGGGATTCGTGCAACTAAAAACTACCGCAGGTGCAGCTGCAAATATGGAGAGAATAAAACTATGAGTTACATCCAGACGTTATCAGGTAAGAAATTCGACTACGTGAACGCCACTGTAGACGATATTGAAATCGAAGATATCGCGACCGCGCTATCACATATCTGCCGCTTTGCCGGCCATCTGCCGGAGTTCTATTCCGTAGCGCAGCACTCTGTGTTGTGCAGCCAGCTGGTTCCGCATGAATTTGCTCTTGAAGCTCTAATGCACGACGCCGCAGAAGCTTATTGCCAGGATATTCCAGCCCCGCTTAAAGCACTTCTGCCGGATTACCGCCGTATCGAAGCGTTTGTCGATGAGCTGATCCGCTTCAAGTACGAGTTGCCCCTTACTCAGACCGATGTTGTCAAATACGCCGACCTTACGATGCTGGCCACTGAACGCCGGGATCTGGATATTGATGATGGCTCAATTTGGCCTGTCCTCGAAGGGATCCCCACCAGCGATATCATTCATATTGTCCCGCTGCGCCCGGGTCAGGCTTACGGGCTTTTCATTAGCCGCTTTAACGAACTTATGGAGCTGCGCCAATGCATATGAAAGTAAAAGACCTGGTTACCGCGGCGCACACAGTGGCACCAGAACTACCACCAGCAGCGGCTAAGCTGATGCGAGAAGTCGCCACCAGACTTGATGTGACCTTTATTGCATTGAGTGAGGCTATGGATCAGCGTGTCGCCCTGATGGCTGAGAATGAAGTGATTCGGAATGAGATGCTTAACTACCATGGCGGGCCTATCACTCCAGACAAGCGTGAATAATAACCCTAATAGCCCGGGTGCAGCCGGGCAATGGAGAAATATATGCTGAGCCTCGATTGTGTTCCCATCTCAACTTATTGCAAAGAGACCGGCGAAACTTCGGATGCCATAAACAAACGCTTACAACGTGGTGTGTGGCGTGAAGGAGTTCAGGTGCTAAAGGTCGACGGCGTTAAGGAAAGATGGATTGATCTTAGTGAGGTTGCAAAATGGGCAAGACAGAATCGCCTAAACTCCCGCGCGGCGTAACCATCAGGAAACATAGCAATGGTGAAACCATCAACATAACTTTCACTTATAAGGGAGTTAAGTGTCGCGAGCCACTATCGAACCTTGAAGTGAATAGTAAAAACATTAAATATGCCGAGCGTACGCTCGGCGAAATCCACAACAAAATAGAACGTGAGACGTTCATATATGCCGAGTATTTCCCGCGGTCTACCCGCCTCAAAATTTTCGGAAATGCTGCGACCGGTAAAACGGTGAAAATGTACCTCGATGAATACCTCGCGATCTGTGAAACGAGAAACCTTTCACCATCAACCATTGCCGGTTACAAAAAATGCCGGAACGCTCTGCACTCGCTCTACATATTCCCAGCGGCCGAATTGACACCGGCGGCATTGAAATCATGGATTCAGGATCAAAAAACGACGTTAAAAACAATTCGCAACCGGCTCTCGTTTTTACGCTCATCTCTTGATGAAGCAATTACCGACGGTGTTCTACAAATAAATCCAGTATCTCTGGTTACAGCATCAAGATACCGGAGTAAAGAAGACGAATCAGAAGGCGATTACGTCGTCGACCCTCTAACTCCTACAGAAGTGGATGCCCTATTATCATCGGCCGGCAATAAGCAATGGGAAAACCTATTCAGGTTCGCGATACAGACGGGAATGCGCAGTTCTGAACTATGTGCACTTCAATGGAAAGATATCGATTTTATTCATAAGACTGCTCATGTGCAAAGCGCCAGCGTTGCTGGGGTTACGAAGGGAACAAAAACTAAGGCCGGTACTAGGAAGATTGAACTGACAGATGAAGCAATGCTCGCCCTAGCCAGTCAGAGAGTATTTTCGTTCATGAAAGACGCGGCTGTGTTTGAGGATCCCAAAACAGGTAAAGCTTGGGCAAACGCAGATGCGATAAGAAAGAAAGCATGGGTGCCTACGCTACGGAAAGGTGGTATTCGATACCGCAACCCATACCAAACGCGCCACACCTTTGCGACACGTCTCATCAGCCGGGGTGCGAACTTATTCTGGCTAGCAGCCCAGATGGGTCACAAGGGGCCTGAAATGCTGTTTAGGCACTATGGTAGGTATTTGAAGGAGTATGATAACAATACATCAATGAATTCATTGAAAAAAACACTTTAGTGTCAAATAATCCCTACGTCAAATAGATGTAGGGAAATCAACATGTCAGATCCAACTTGGGTTAGTTTCGGTTCATTAGCAGCCAGTTCCTTTTCAGCACTTGCTGCTTACCTTGCGATTAGGCAAACAATAAAGCAACGAAGAATATCGAACAAGGTTCAATTAATTACAAAAAATCAAAAATTTATTATATATCATGGTGGCTTTGACGCTCCCATTCCTTTGAGTAAGCCAACAGAGCAATTTGACATTACTATTCCAATAATAAATGCAGGCCTAGGTCCAGCAATAAAATTAGAATACGAATGGGATTTTAATTATGAGAAAGCATTCTCTGAAATTAATGTATTAAAGCAAAAACAAAAACAAAATGATACAATTGCGGACTATTCAAACAGAATAAATAATAAAGAGTATTTGTATACCATTAGTAACTTTAAAGATGATCAAATGGTTACAGTTTATGGTTTTGGCGATACCCATCCATATATTCAAAAATATATAAACAATGATGAAAACTATATATTACCATACTCCACAGGCAAGAACGAAAATCAGATACCATTTCCAAACATAATTCTGATGTTATTAATACAATCAATACTAAAGAAATCTAATGACTTTGATAGTTTATTCCAACCAATTAGTGGAGCATCACTCATCATAAGATACGAAGACGTTTCAGGGGTAAAAGAAGAAGTAATATTTAAAACAATCATAAAACTTGAAAAAATCTTCATGGGTGGAAGCAAATCATTACAAGAGCTGACCTTTTCAATGAGCTATTCTCACCCATACACTTGGACAGCATTGGTACGGGAAAAGATACGTGAAAGATACGTGGCCTTTAAGAGAAGGATTTTATTGAACGGAAATAGATAGTTATATAGTTTGGGACGGGGGTTCAAATCCCCCCAGCTCCACCAAAATTCTCCATCGGTGATTACCAGAGTCATCCGATGAAGTCCTAAGAGCCCGCACGGCGCAAGCCCTGCGGGCTTTTTTGTGCCTTGAATTTGTCCTGCGAAGTCTGATGCCAACTAATTAAATCCGAACCTTTTAGGCACCTTGTTAGGCACCTCATGAAGCTTTATTGTTTTTGAGGTGCCTAAAACTATGGAAACCCGGCAATGGCAAGACAAACCAAACCTCTATCCGTTAAAGAAATCGAATCAGCCAAAC